TTAACAATAATTAATATAAATAATAACCTACCAACGAGTTTTGTCAGCCCAGTATGCCGCACTTACTTTGCCTCTTGCAATATTTTTAGCATGACGAGCCTTAAATGATCGCCTTTTTGCCTTGTCTGCCTCTGACTCTCCCTTTCTTGGTGGCTTAGTACTTGCTCCCTGCATACCAAACCTTATAAGCTTTTCTCTTCCATTGATTTTGACAACAACAGCACCAGCTTTACCAGACTTATGACTTGGTGTTTTTATTGGTTTATTAAGACCTTCAAAAGTATGGCCACCTTTTTTTATGCTCATATCAAACTAAGCTCATTTGATTATATTCTCGACTTTTTGCTTGCGGTAAATCATTGTTTCTTCTTTTTATCTCATAGCAATATATGTGTTTAGGTGGCTTATTAATGTAAGTTGCTTGTCCTAACTGCAAAGCTTCTTTGATTTGATAGGTAAAAGGCTTTAATCTTTTTTGGTCATCAACTGATCTAATTGTTTTATCATGGTAGATTTTATTTTTATACAAAATTACTTTGCTTTTTGCTGTAAATCCTTCATGTGTAAAATTTGAAGCTTTATAAATTGTCCCTTGATGATTGAAATACGGGTCTGCGTAAGAAACAATAGTTTTGTAATTGCTATATTTTTTTAAAAATTTAATTGTTTTTGCAATAAAAAAACTCTCTGTGTTTTTCTTTGTTGCATCAATACAACATAACCTTTTAAGTTCAACTACTTCTGTTTCATCTGTTCCATACTTTTGCCATGTATTAGCCATAGACAAAGAGCCATAAATAATTGCACCTATTAAATACTCTTTATAGAAAAGTCCAAAAACATGAGAAATATTTAGCCCATTTATATTTTTTGAATAGTGCCATTTCTCAACAAAACTTTTTACTTGTTGAATTGTTACAGGTTTAACAACAAACTCATTTATATCAACTTTTTTAAGGTCAATATCTTTTTCTGTTAAATCAAATAAAGCTTTTTGCATACTATTTCCCCTTCCTCTTCATTGCCATATTGTGTGCTTCAGTAAATGAAACTCCTTCTCTCATCTTGCGTTTCATAAAATCCATATGAGTCTTGCTATGACCATGAGCCTTTTGATGTTTTGCAAGTGTATTCTTCTGTCTGGTAGTTAGCTTCACTTTTTCTTTGGAGGTGCTGCTCTTAATTCAGATCTTTTCTTTAATACTGCATTGCCAGTAGAGTCAGAAATTATCTTAACAATAGGGTCATCTTTACTTCCTACTCTTGTGACTTGTCCGCCACTAGCTGTTTTTATCTTGGCTCTAGTTCCAGCATTTGCGCTAACAACTTTACCAAAAGTACGTTTACCAGCGTAAACCCAACTGACTCTAGAACCTTTTTTCATTTTAAGTTTTTAGTTTTTTTCTTAGAAGTTTTTGGCTTTACTTCACAGTTTTCAGCCTTTGGTTTCGACTCATCATAAGTCTGAACTTTAAATGTATAACCCACTATTTTTTTCCTCCTTTCTTAACTTTCTTTTTTTTCTTAGGTGTGCCGTACATAGGAAAATAAGTAGCTGAATATATCTTACTTCCTTTTACGTTTTTTAGCAGTTGTTAAAGCTATTGCCTGTGCTTGCTTTAATGTTTTGCCTTCTTTCATCAACATACTAATGTTAGCAGAGATAATTTTTTGTGATTTACCTTTTTTTATTGGCATTATTCTCCAAAATATTTGTTTAGCAAAATAAAATCTTCGTCTGCCTTGCAGTCAATAAATAAACCTTCAACAATCTGTTCAAACTTTTTCCTATTGTCTCCTCTAGCCTTTTCCATAGATTCAAAGATACGCTTTGGTACTGTTCTGTTTTTAGGAAACTCTCTTGATAGTATTAGTGCTTCTGTTGGTGTCATGTGTTTTTAATTGCTTGATCTAATGTTTGTTCTACCCAGTTATACAGACGAGGAGCATTTTTTTGCAACCCTTCTGGGTTAAAAATATACTGAGTGAAAGATTCTGCAAATTGTTCCAAAGCATTTTTACGACTGTATTCAGTAGGGAATTTCATACCTTTTAGCTTCATAAACTGTCTTCCTAAATTACCTGCACCTGCTTGGTAATGAACTTGATGACCCATTTCATGCACTAATGTAGAGAACCAATCAATACTGGCATCCATAGGGTGTGAGTTTGACCATACCTCACTTACACCTTCCTTAATTCCTTGCCTGTATCTTTCGTAAGCTGTACCTTTAAATTTGCTAAATTTGAAGTTAGTTTCTAAAGTTTGAGCTGCACTCTTCTTTATTTTTTTTGCAGATGAGACAGTAATTTTTCTTGCACCATCTCTTAATCTTGTATGAACCATTCCAGAGTTCATAATCGTATATCCATTAGCACTGCCACTAGCATTACCAAATAAATTATTTACTACTCTTTTCTGGAAACCTGAATCTAGCATTTTGCCTTGTTTTAGCAAATTTATATTTCTTTCAAATAAATCTTTTTGAGAACCCATTCCCATATTGCCCCTACCATTCCAAATTACTTTCCAATCTTTGGTGTTAGAAGATAAATCTTTAGAATCTAGTTTATTAATGTATTGGAATCTTTTCACAACAGTTTCATTTGATTTTTCAAAAGCTTTTAAATTTTCTCCTGTCAAGAATCTCTGTCTTAAATCACTAAAATTCTTAGTTTTTTCGTATTTCATATTGAATTGATTAACAACATTACCTTTTTTCATAAATGTTCTCATCTTCTTGATATTTTTCTCTGTCAAACCGCCTAAACTTTCCATACTGTCTAAGCTGTCCTCTGTAAACTCTTGAATATTGCCAAATTTGTTTTTAGTAAGCCATGTATCGACACCTTCAGTTGAAAAAGCTGGTGATGTCTTAATCTTCGGTGATTTCGTCACAGGTGCGGCTACTTTTGTTGCTACTTTCTTAACAGCACTAGGCTTGCTATATAATTTTTCTAACTTATCGAGTGGTAGTTCTGTTCCGTCATTCCGTATCATCTTTCTTAACGCTGAATGCCCTGAACCTTCCTTTTTAGCTAATTTCTTAAAGGCATTAACTTTTCTGTCAGTACCTAGAGTCTTAATTTGTAGTTTTTTATCTTGTTGCAGTAACCAATCACCATATTGTGTTCCCTGTGGGACTCTACCAGTTGCACTAGGTCTGCTAACTACCTTTCCTACTGGCGGTTCTGTTAAACCTTCAAAACCTTGACGTTTACTCAAGCCTTCGTAATCAACAACAGGAACAGTTGTAGATCTGCAGTTGAAATGCTGTGGTGGTGTTGGACCTTTGTTGTACGTGAACTTTTGGCCGTCTAACCTTTGACAAATTGAACTTGTTTTACTATCTAGGGTTGCAACATATTCATATTTAGGTGCTACTTTACTATTTGCTGCATATACAGATTGTGAAGCTTGGTTCTGTACTTGATTAACAGAAGTTCTTACGATTGTTTTTATTTGATGTGTTGCTAATTTGGCTTGGCCGCCAGCTTTAAGAGTATCTTCGAAATTTAATTTTCCTACTAATTTTCTTGCTATTTGACTTGTTGATTCTCCACTAAAAACACCAGCCCTAATAGTTCTTGCTAATAATTCTTGGTTTCTTGCCGCTATACCTCTAAAAGCTTTTTGTACTGTATCTCCATTAGGCAATGTCATCATTGCACCTTGCCTTGCAGTTAGCTCAAACTTACCCGAACCAAACTTAATAAAATCATCTTCAGTGAATTGTTTACTGGTAAATATGTTGACCTTCGTGGGATCTGTCTTAACAAAAGAAGTTGCATACCTTTGGTTAACAGCTACTGAATTAATCGGGATATTGCCAGATTTAACAGCCTTTTGTAATTCACCCTCTATAAATCCTGTTTGAATTTTTGCTAAACCTTCTAACTCCTTTATCATCTGCTTGGTAGTATCTTTAGACCATCTATCCATACTTGCTTTCGATTGTGCAATTATTGATCTCAGTCTATTTCTTGTCTGTGGTGCTATAACTACACCCGCTGGGGCTGCTTTTTGTCTTATATCTAATTTAACTAGTTGCTCGGCAGCATCATAAATTACTTGAACATAGTTTTCTACAAATTTATTAGCAACAGCATTACTATATCTATTTAGGTCAATAGTTTCCCTAAAAAATACCTCTGGAATACTCATTTATCATTCTTCCCCCTCTTTCTCCTCCTCATCTTCTGGCTCTGGTTCCATCGGTGGATCAATTTCTGTTAGCCCTCCCTTCTGTGTACTTTCTATTTCCTCTTCTACGTCAAAGTCATCACCAAGAATTTCACCAGCAGATAATTGATTTAACAATGTTTCCTGACTAATAGTTCCAGCAGTAAACAATGTAAGTAAACTTGATATTTCCTGTGGTTCTAATCTTGCACTTACAAAATCTCTATTAACAAAACTACTGCCAGCATTAGGTTCATTCAAATATTCACTATGAAATTTAAGGCAGTTATCAATTAAATCTTGCATCTGCTGTGCTATCACCATCATTGTGCTGTCATTCTGTGATCTATCTATCCTTTTAGCCTCTGCTGTTTCTCCTACTAACTTTTGTCCAAGTACTGCGGCTAATGATAGTGTGTTTATTTGTTCTTTTAATTCATCTAGTAGTTTGAATTGTGCATCATAGCTATCGGCTGCTGGCGATACATATTCCATCCTTGACTCAGGTGGTAATGACAACGCTTCATTAGGGCCTGTTGTTATTTCGTCTGCATTTGGATAACCATAAACAACTAAATTAGGCACTGCACTTATGTGTAAAATATTAAAAAGATCACTCTGTATCTGGTAGTGCTTGAGATTTAGTTCTGCAATGTCATACAGCGGGCTGCGGCTTTCGTAGTAACCAACTCTATTTGAATAGGCAATAGCAAAAGGAATCTTATCCTTAAGACTCATTTCACCTTCATCAAATAACTTATAATCTCCTTTTTTTTCATCTTTTCTATGAATTTCGTACCTACCTCTTTCTAGTACCCTGATCTGTTTTATAATCTTGTCACCATATTTGCCATCAGGTTCAACAACTTGTTCTATTAGTCTTACCTGTGTAAGCTGTCTTGAGCCATCTATAATCTCAGACCTAAAACCTAATATATCTTTCGGTGTATAAGTTACCCAATATGGCCTTGTTTTATCGCCATCTTTCGGAGCATCTACTAATATTCCTACATGACCAAAGCTAATAGCTGCTCTTGCAGTTTGATAAAGCCAAACATTGAGATCATTACCCTCTAAATCTACATCGAATAGTTGCTCTCTTACTAAGTCAGATACGTCATCAAGTCTTACTGGCTTTCTTACCAGCATTCCTGATAACATTTTTTCTATACGCTGTAAATATGGTACTACTGTTGACCTACTAAGTCTTACGTCATAACTATCGTCTGTTTCTCTTGCTTCCTGTGGTAAATATTTTCTATGTTCGCTTCTAATTTTGTATGTACCTTCTTTTAAATCTATAATCAAATCCCAAAATTGAGACATTCTTTGATATGCCGCATTAGGACTAGCTACTGTTGTAGGAGCTACAGTTATCGGTTGATTGTAGATATTTAGTGAGCTATACACAGTTTTGCCTCAATAGTACCATGTTCTTAATATATTCTAATCCCTGTAGGTCTGCCCGCACGAGCAAATAATGGGTTAAACTCTCGCCATATTAAATACCCTACAGCGTCAGCCATATGGTCATAACCAGACTCTTTATCTGGCTCTCCTTTTTCTGTATATGACTGAAGTTCCATAGATTCAATTAGCTTTCTGCAACTGGCATGGATTTGAAAACGGCTTTCCCCTTTGCCGTTACATAGTAAAGCCTGTACGGCAGAGATCCTGTCTCTAACTGGCGGGTTTGAACGCGGGCTTTGATTGCTGAACCCATAGCTTTCAAGAATTTGAATGTCTGTTTGACTTGCATTAGTACTTCTGTTGCCTCCACTAGCATCTGGGTAAATGTAAATCTTGTTCATAGGGTATCTGGATTTGATCTCTTGAGCAATAGAGTCTGTATCGTGAGAGCCACTAATCTCATCAAATATTAACAATTTTTGATCTTGAACAATGCCTATTACAGCGTTCATGTTTCCAATGTTGAAATCTAAACCTATACGCAATGGGTCAAGTCCAATATCAGGTTTTGCAGTTATTACATTATTTTCTCTTTTGAACCTATCGTAAACTTGCCCTGTTGTGAGATTGACGAACTCTCCGTTGAGGTAGGCTTGCAACATACTAGGGTCATAGTTTGCTTGCATACGTTCAATAAAGTCATCTGGTAAATGTGGGTTATCTTGCGTTCTCATGCGTATTAGTTTTCTGTCGCCCCTTTCCTGAGCAGCTTCAGAACCAAAGGTATTCCACATCCATCTGAAACCCTCTGGTGTACTTGCTGCACAAAACTGTCTTACATTTCCAGATCTGAGCCTACCTAGTATCTTAGGAAAGGCTCTATCACAAACAGATGGCGCTACTGTATCGATTTCATCAGCTAACACAAAAGCCAGATTTAGACCAATTATCCTAGACCAGTTTTCAAAACTTCTACATAGTATTTTCGTATCACCTTTTGGAAGATGCAATACGTACTCAGGTAACGGACTAGCTCTAAACGTGTAAGGTATTTCGTAATATTCCAAGAACTGCTCAAAATCAGCTTGCCATATATCTCTAATTAATGGTCCAGTTGGCTCCATAACTGCACCAGTAAATCCTACATTAAGTGCTGCAAGTTTCACACAAACAGCACATAGCGCTCTAGTTTTCCCTGCACCATAACCAGCAGACAATCCCAGTATTTCAGTATTGCTATTATCAAAAAATTCTCTTTGAGGTTCATGGAGATCATTTCTTATTTTTTCTAAAAGTTCATCAACATCTAAAGAAATTGCGCTACTACCTCTTACATCTAGTACTGATCCTTCTCTAGATAAAATACTCATGTTGATACTTGGGCAATCTTAGCCATTGCATTTATACACCCTAAAGCAACGTGTAATTGACCAGTATTTCTAGCCTCTTTTTGTAGTGTAGAAAGCTGGCTTAACATATCCGCGGTAAACTGCCTTCTGTCGATGTCAAAATCTTTCTTGAGAACTATACGGGCATCTTGGATATATTGTTCTGTTTGTCTAAGCTTCACCCCCCACTCAGCCGCGGTATATTTTATGATTTCTGACCGCGTTACACCACGAGATAATAGGCCAGCAATTCTGTAAGTTCTATATTCTTTTTCTGATTGAGTCGCCTTTTTTTTTGCCACTATTTTTCTAGTTTGTTGAATGAGTCAAGAGCGTACCAAACGTGAGAGTTTCTATAGCCTCCCTGATGTGTTGGAATAATTGGTGTAACTCCATGCCTATTGCGCCAAGCTGGATATACCAATAATGAGTTATCAGTTTGGTCAAATGTAGCGTTATAGTCTGGTACGTGTAAGTTACCTCCCTTACTATTTCGTCTTTTAGTAATTATCATATTTATAGCACCTTTTACATTAGCGTGGTCTTGATGAACAGGAGCAGAGATATTGCAATTAGAGATAGTAGAACTAAAATTATTAGCAAATCGCCAGTTCTCAGGTATTCTTTGCCGTATTTTCATTAAGTGAGCATCAGCAACAGTAGGAATATATTTTTTAACTATTTCAAAAGATTTTATTCCAGCCGCATACATAGCTTTAACAAAAGTATTAGCACTTTTTACAGCATGAACAGAAGATCTACTAGCGTATGGCCTTCGCATATGTGGTTTAGGTGGACATGACCCGCAAATAGTTGAATATTGCAATACTTCAGCTTTTTTATTATGTAGACCGCTAGACCTTTTCATTTCAGACTTTGGTACACGCTTCGTATGAATTTCCCTATCAGCTATGTTCACAAGGTTCTGTAACTCATCTGGCAAAGTTTTTATAAACAAACCCACAGGAATACCATCTGGGTCTATAAGAATGCAATCTTCGTGAATATTCGGCTCATAACCGCCTACACTATCTCCAATTTTCAAAGGAGAAGTTACAGGCTTCAGGATTAGTTCAGGTAGTTTCATTTTTTAAAACAATAAACCATTATGCATGGCGGGAACCAGCTTTCGCCCCACATATTTACGTCTCTTTCTTCGTAGTGAATTGTTTTATATGGTGCTTCTACTTTATATCTTAGTTTTTGTTTTTCTAATACTTTCCAAATCCTAGGCAAACTTGGGTCGATATCGAAACTCCACTCATATACGAGTTTATTAAAATCGCTTTTTGTATGGGTAAGAATTGGTATCTCTGCACCTTCTATATCCATCTTGCAATTATCTGCTTTTACAGCTTGCTCGTCAAAGTTAAGACAAGGTACTTTAATAGCTTTATTACTCTTCTTTTTCATAATGGTATTGCGCCATACATTGCCATTTTGAGCTATAGATAGTGTTGTTTCTTTCCTAAAATCATGCACTAAGGCAGCTTGTTTGACCTTTATAGCATTTTGAAAGCCATTTAATTTAGCATTTTTTTCAATTAATTCGCAGTTAAAAGGGTCAGGCTCATAAGTAATTACAGATGCACCTTTAGAAGCTGCAAGTAAAGAGAAAGCACCAACATTACCGCCACAATCTAGCCAGCTTTCATTATTGAGAACTTCCATACCTTTTTTTAGGTACGATTGGTTCGATAAGACCTCTATGAAAGTTTTAATATCGGAAAAGCCTTCTCTATAGAAGAACTCAATCCCTCCTATTGAAGTTTTAGTTAACTTCATTAGCTTAATGCTTTTAATGCATTTACTAATTCCTGACCCACATAAACTCCTTTTTTTCTAGCTTCTGCCACTACTTCTTTAGCCTCTTCATAATCTTCTGGTCTAAACTCTATTTGGATTGCTTTCATTACATCATTAGCAAGTCCGTCTGTAGGGTCGTCAAAATCATCTAAAGAACCATAATCAGGTTCGTCTGCAAAAGTTGGTACATCATCACCCCAGCCGAGAACAGATAGGTCAAAACCATTTTCTGTAAGTTTCTCTAATTCAATTTTTAATAAGTCATCGTCCCAGCTAGAATTTAGTGCTAATTGATTATCAGCAATAATGTAAGCTTTGCGCTGATCTTCTGAAAGATGAGAAAGAGTTATTGTAGGAACTTCATCTAACCCTAATTTTTTTGCAGCAGCAATACGACCATGTCCAGCTATTACATTACCTGTGTCATCAACTAGCACAGGATTAGTAAAACCAAATTCTTTTAGAGAATTAACTAATCTTTCTATTTGGATTTCGCTATGTACTCTTGGATTACCTTTGTATAGTGTTAGATCTATAATCCTTGATTGATTTATATGTTCTGGTGCTACTACAGGATAATTTGGAGTTTGAGTCATAAAGCGAGAGGTAACTGACCTGAGTGTAGCTCTTTTTTGCGCTGATAGTATTCTTGAGGTCTTGGCTGTAGCCATAGCCGCTTACCATTAACGATTCTGTAATGACATTTCTGTAATGGGTCGTAGGCTAAAAAGTCTCTAGAGGTTCGGTAAGATAGTCCTTGCATTTTTTAATTGATCTTTTACTTGTTGGATTTCTAAGGGTAATTCTTGTTTTTTATTTTTTAAGTTATTTTGAATAAGTCGACTCATTAGTGTAGCAGTATCATTCCAACTCTTTTTTCGTTTATTATGTAGCTCTCTAATTATATTTTTATCAACATCAATTCCTACACTATTTCTTATTTTTCCTTCACCATCTCTAAAACCATGTGCAACTAATTTTGCGTCATCATTATATTTAGGGTAGACGGCTTCACAATAACAAACAATAGCTAGATCAGCACCAGCACAGCGCTTTCCAGTATCTGTCACATCATAGTCTGGTAGGTAATCGTTAATCAAACCATCTGAATTATTAACAATACCAGTATCATTACAGGCATAACAGTTGTGAAAAGGTGGCCTGAAGGTAACATCACGATCTATTGCAGATCTTTTATAGGGTTTCATAGGGTTTAAAAGGGTTGATTACTTGCTTTATTTGCAAGCATAGGATTCAATTTTGACTGAGATTTACGTTTGCGCAACTCTAAAAACTGCTCATATTGTCCATTTTTAATCCAACGGAAACAGTCGGGGAACATAGGACACCATTCAGCGTTTCTAATTTTCTTAATTCTTGCTTCAATATCTGCCTTTAAACAATCAGGTAATTTATCTCTAGTTTGCTTATCAAGTTTTTGCCATTCAGTAAAAGCTGGTTTCTTTGACTGGCTAATACTTTTTTCAGCATTCATTTCTGAATAAAGCTTCCAAAAAATTTCAAAATCTTTTGTATATGTTTTCTTTTTAGTTTTTTGTTTTAGTTTAACTTGTTTTACTTCGGGTTCATGAGATACACCACCCCTAGTTTGTGTGGTACACCACCCTAGTTCATCAGGTGTACTAGTTGCTGAGACAGACTGCGGTTCATTACTGGAAAGTTGAGGGCTAGGAACTTTGCATTCATGCCAAACTGTAACTCGATATGCGTTAGTCTTTTGGCCATGCTCATCGGTTCTGCTAACTTTTTGCAGCCAGCCTAATGAACAAAGTTGTTCAACAGTATGAATAACCTTAGTTCTGCACATACCAGCATCATTTGCGATTGTGCTATAACTAGGCCATATATTCGGATAGTAGCTTTGCAATACCCACAATACTGCCAGTTGATGTGGGTTAATTCTTCCTTTTAAGGCAGTCGGCAAAGATACGAAAGGAGTATTTTCTGGAATAAAACTCATTTTTTATGAAATATGTAATTACTGTTGAAGGAATTGACGCTGCTCCACAAGGAAGTAAATCATATATCGGCAAAAATAAACTGGGCAGAGGTATGATGATCGAATCGTGTAAGAGGGTGAAGCCATTTAGGAATGCAGTAAGGGTTGAAGCAAAAAAAGTAGTTAGTGAAATAATTGAAGAACCAGTACATATAGAAATAGTCTTTTGGTTCAAGAGGCCTAAATCTCATTTCGATTCAAAGGGTAAAGTATTACCATCGGAACCTAAATATCCAACGAAAATGAATATAGGAGATATTGACAAATTATGTCGCAGCACTTTAGATGCTTTAACATTATCTGCGATTGCTGACGATTCGCAAGTGATAAGTTTGCAAGCCCGAAAATATTATTGCGACAAAAATTATAAAACAGAGCCACACACTATGATTACAATTCAAACAATTTGTGATGAGTCGGGGGATAAGTAAACTATTTAACTCTCGCATAAGAAAATAGTCTCCCTGTCTTTTGTAGCGCTTTGCAAACTACAATGTTGTTAGGACTTTCAGACTCGCTTCGCATCAAGTCATCAGGCTCCCCGACTAAAGTTTATTTAGTTCTACTTCCAAAGAGTAGCAAACGCGGGCAATCAATCCACTATCTAAAAATTCTTTTTCTTTCATACCTTTAACGCTTGGGTTCTTCTTAAGAAAATCTCGCAGAGCTACTCCATCTTCCGCTCTGAGATACATAAAAATGTTCATGTAGGTGTTTGGATAGCGAGAGAATGTAAGTTCTTACAAGCCGATCATACAACTAAATCAGCGGATCATCGTATTCAGGGATATTCAAATTATAAATTTTATCTTTCAAGGAAGTTAAGTCTACATAGAGAGAAGTGATTGCAATTAAAGCCGCCTCCACTTCTTCCATAGTTCTTTTATCGAGCAGATATTTTTTCCACTTTTCAAGCTCTCTGTAGCAGAACTCTACTTTAGCTTCATAAGCTAGTGTTTGTTCAGCTTTCATTTAGATTGTTTTGAAATTTGTCATTAGCATCTTCATAGACATCTTCAATATTGCGCCCTTCAACTTTGACATCAACATCTAAGCCAAACTTTTTAGCACATACTGTAAGATTTCTGAAAAGTACAATAAAAGCAATAGGAACAGCATTAGTAAAACCCCATTCATAGCCATCTTTTCTAGAACAGTTTTGTACTAATTGAATTTGTTTATCAAGCTGTTTAATTCTTGGACCAAACATTCTGATAAATCTATCAGCTTTTTCCTGTGAAATAATTTGTGATTTTGTCATTAGAAAGGTTGCCCCCAGTTTTCGTTTTGGTTAAGAGTAATTGCGCCTTCTTTGCAAAGTGCGTCTGTCCAGTTATTCCAAGCCTCTCTTGCTGCGATAGCATCGCCTCTTTTTATGAAAGGTTTGATATAGTATCTGAAATCTTGAAGTGCTTGTGCTTTTGTCATTGTTTTAAGTAAATAAATTTGTAAAAGTAAAAGGAGTCTATGAAAGACTCCCTGTATATCGTTCAGCTTTTCCAAACTACATATTTGAAATCATCTCTTGTGTTGCACTCAAGGCCAAATACTTCTCTGACTGCTGGCTCATTGTTTAAAAACTTTTGAACTCTTTCCTTGTATGTTTTAACCTCTGTAAGCTCTCTGTTTACCCAAGTGTTGTGATGCTCAAGATCAAACTCTCTACCTTTGTTGTAGTAATGATTGAAGAACTCATCTTCAGCTTTTTTGATACCAGCTTCAGTAAGCATTTTTTCGTGCTTCTTGATTTCTCTAGTAGCCCATCTGTCGATCTGGTCAGGTAAAACTCTGAATCTTTCCCATTTAGTCTCATTTTTAGCAACAGCTTCAGCTTTCTTAGCATCTGCTTTAGCTTGCTTTTCTAGCTCAGTAAGTCTTTGAAGAACTGTTTTACCTTCTTGTCTAGCACCGCGTCTGTCACTTCTGAACTGAACATACTGTGTTAAGTAGCCATTAGCTGAATTTGCTCCGTAGCGGTAGTTCCACATCATCTGAGTATGAATCTGGAAATCTTCATTGTTTTTTGTGTGGCCAGTAACATTACCAACGATAAGGTTTGCTTTACCAAGCTCTAAATTAGTGTCGTAAACAACATCGGTAACTGCAAGATGGCCGTTGATTCTGCTCTCTAAAAGACCTACGCTGTGATTTCTTTGTGCTTTAGCATTAGCTTTACAAGCTTCATAATTAACTGTGCAGCTAAGTGGTCTGTAGTAATCAGTGTAAGCCTCGTCCCACTCATGCTCTGGCTCAGTAAGAGCAAAAGTAACATTCATAAACTCAAGTCTTGGGGCATTGTGGTAACAAACTTTTCTTGTTTTTGTTTTGCCGTAGCCTACGATCTTTTCGTAAGTCTCGAACTTTTCGCCTCTAGCTTCTCTAGCTTTCCAGTCTCCGTTGTATTCTTTAGCACCTAGCTCAACAGCGCTAGTAAGTTTTTCATAGATTTCTTGCTCTAAGTGGTCAGCAAGTTTTGTATCGAGTTTGAAAGTAGTCATTTGCGAGAATTTGTAAAAGGGTGAGCGCTT